TCGATATGTCTCGCGAAGAAGTTGCTGCCTTGATGAAGAAGATACTGGGCGACACCTATCACCTATGCTACTCCACTGCCAGTTGCAGTGTTGAGAAGGTAAAGTTCCGCGCAGTGTTCAAACTCAACCGCAATGTCGATGCCGATGAAGTTACAGGATTCTGGTTCGCACTGAACAAGCATATGAATGAACTGGTTGACGCGCAGACTAAAGATATGTCTCGCATGTTCTACATTCCCGCACAATATGAGAATGCAGACAACTGGATTTATGAGAGTGGAACCGAAGACCTCAACGTTGACACACTGATGCGTGAGCATCCTTACACTGTCAAGACAGGCAACTCATTCCTTGACTCACTGCCTGACGCTATCCGCGAACAGGTGCTTGAACACCGAGCGAGTCAAATGGATAACACCAGTGTGTCGTGGACTAACTATCATGACTGCCCATTCTTCCCCAAGAGGATGGCAACAGAATACAAGATGATAAGCAGCACTGGTTGGTACGCATTGATGTACAAGATAATGGTTGCAACAGCATGCAACGCAGTGAAGAACAAGTACCCTATCACGCAGAACCAGATAGTTGAGATGTGTAATCAACTTGATGGCGAGACTGGTGGTTGGTATGAGTCGCGTCCTCTTGACTTAGAGGCGGCAAGGGCATTGAAGTTTGCATACAGTAATAGTTACACTGGAGATTGATTATGAAGATGAAGAAAGAAGTTTGTAGTGCCTACATGGAGACAGCAAAGAACTTTGCTAAGTGTTCTACTGCCAAACGATTGAAGGTCGGTGCAATCATCGTTGACCCCTCAACTGGTGCTATCATATCAGTAGGATACAACGGCATGCCGAGTGGTATGTCTAACGTCTGTGAGGAAAAGAAAAATGGAGAAGTACGCACCAAGGAGGCGGTGCTGCATGCTGAAGAGAATGCAATCGCAAAGATAGCAAGAAGTTCATCAAGCAGCGAAGGCACATGGATGTTCATAACACACTCGCCTTGCATCAAGTGCGCGAAACTTATGATATCCAGTGGGATAGCAAAAGTATTTTATGATGAACAGTTTGATGGAAGTGCTAGTTGTGGACTTGAACTTCTACGAAAAGGATCAGTTAAAACAATACATATAGGAGAGAAGTAATGATTGATGAATTGATAACGAAGATTATTGGATGGCACTACGACCGCAACCTGATTGATGGTGCAACAGACAAAGATCAAGTATGCAAACTCATTCAGGAAGTGGGAGAGTTAAGCGACAATGTCTGCAAGGGTCAGGACATGAGCGATGATATCGGTGACATCATGGTGGTGCTTATCAATATTGCAGAACGCAATAACCTGAGTATCACTGAGTGCTTGCAAGTGGCATACGATGACATCAAAGACCGCAAGGGTATGATGGTTGATGGAATATTTGTGAAGGAAGACCAAATAAGATTTGCAATCCCATCCTGAATGCTTATAATAGAGTATTGAAATTGAGTAATAGAGGAAGAAGTAAATGTCAGTAATGCAAAAACTTATGAAGGCAAGCAAGATCAAAGAGTCTGCTATCCTGAGTGAATCAAAAGTCTACGCACCATCCGCACTGGTAGACACAGGTGTCCCAATGATTAACGTTGCCTTGAGTGGTGATGTTGATGGTGGACTATCATCAGGACTAACTGTCTTGGCTGGGCAATCCAAACACTTTAAGACATCGTTTGCTCTGCTTATGTCAGCAGCATATATGCGAGAGAAGAAAGACGCGGTAATGTTGTTCTACGATTCAGAGTTTGGTTCACCTCAAGCATACTTTGACACATTCGGTATTGACACAGACCGTGTCTTGCATGTACCTGTAATGAATGTGGAAGAGTTGAAGTTCGATGTTGTTGCACAACTGGAAGCATTGGATAAGAAAGACGATGTCATCATAGTCATCGACTCAATCGGTAACCTTGCATCCAAGAAAGAAATCGAAGATACAATGAACGAAAAGTCTGTCGCAGATATGACTCGCGCCAAGCAACTCAAAAGTCTCTTCCGTATGGTCACACCATACCTTGCAATGAAGAGCATCCCAATGCTTGCTATCAACCACACATACAAAGAGATTGGTTTGTTTCCAAAGGACATCGTGTCTGGTGGAACTGGCATCATGTACTCAGCAGACAACGTGTGGATTATCGGTCGCAGACAACAGAAGGTCGGCACAGAGATTAAAGGATACGACTTCATCATTAACGTTGAGAAGTCACGGTTCGTCAAAGAAAAGTCAAAGATTCCTATCTCAGTAACTTGGGAAGGTGGTATTGAACCATACTCTGGACTGCTTGATGTTGCACTCGCTGGTGCTTATGTGGTCAAACCTTCAAACGGTTGGTATCAGAAAGTGGACACATCCACTGGTGATGTCATTGGAACTAAGGTACGAGAGAAGGACACATTAGAACCTGAGTTCTGGCAGTCCATCTTCAATGAGACAGACTTCAAAGAGTTTACTCGCAAGGCATTTCAAATTGGTGGTGAACTAGTTGACCTATCAGCGATGGAGTTGATTGGAGAATGAAAGCATTACTGATTACGAGTAGTGGTGATGGTAGGGTGTGGTACGCTGGTATGGTTGGTCAAACTGTACCACTACTTGCCGTTGAGCGCACAGAATATAAGTCCCGCGAACCACACGGATACATAAACTTTGTCCAGTTTGCAGACGCAAAAATAGTAGAGGTAGAAGATGCAAGAAGGTGAAGATTATATTATAACAGGAGACCCAGAATCAACTGATGAATCTTCTTGGACTCTTATTTTGAAGAAAGGAGCATATAAAGATTTTATCATTAGAATTAGTGAGATTGAAATACTGGAAAATAATACGAGGATAGACTATAATATAGAGACATTGTTTATTCCAGAAGAAACTAGATTGATGGAAGTTATCGAAACTGACTGGCGGAAAGAGTATGACGAATATTGTAATAATTTAGTAGAACATATTATAAAAGACTTTCACGACCGTAAAATTAACATATACTTCTCCAAAAAAACAAGGAAAAAGATTGAATATTGATATGGAAACAATGGTGTTGCGTAGTTTTTTCACCAACGATGAGTTCATGCGTAAGGTTGTTCCATTCATGGAACCAGCATACTTCAGTGATGCTATCAATAAAACTATGTTCAAACAGTTTGTCAAATATGTTGCAAAATACAACAAGCCACCGAGTCAAGATAGTTTCGTTATTTCATTGCAAGATGAAGAGTCTGGTCTTACTGATGAAAGATATCAAAGAAGCATAGCGATACTGCCTGACCTGTTTGCTGAAGACAAAGAGACAGACCTTGAGTGGTTGTTGACTAACACTGAGAAGTGGTGTCAGGACAGAGCATTGTTCAATGCCGTGTTGGAGTCTATCACTATCATCGATGGCAAGCATGACACACTGACTAAGACAGCACTGCCTGACATACTCTCTAAGGCGTTGGGTGTGACGTTCGACAACAATGTGGGTCACGACTACTTGACAAGTTCAGAGTCGCGGTACGACTTCTACCATCGTGTAGAGGAGCGCATACCTTTTGACATTGACATGCTCAACACTATCACGAAGGGTGGACTAAAGAACAAGTCACTCAATATTATCCTTGCGGGAACAGGTGCGGGTAAGTCTTTGTTTATGTGTCACGCTGCTGCCGCAGCGATGAGTGCTGGTAAGAACGTGTTGTACATAACTTTAGAAATGTCAGAAGAATCTATTGCAGAGCGTATTGATGCTAACTTGTTGGACACACCTATTGACATGATTCAAAACTTATCGAAAGATGTTTACACATCTAAGATTGATAAGATTGCTGCTAAGACACACGGTAAACTTATCATCAAGGAATATCCAACAGCACAAGCACACTGTGGTCACTTCCGCGCACTGATGAATGAGTTGAAGTTGAAGAAAAAGTTTACCGCAGACATCGTGTTTATTGACTACCTAAATATTTGTTCATCGTCAAGGATGAAGGTCGGTGGCAATGTGAACACCTACTCATACATCAAGGCAATCGCTGAAGAGATGCGAGGACTTGCAGTAGAGAACAACATACCGATAATGAGTGCAACCCAAACAACACGAAGTGGTTATGGTAGCAGTGACCCAGGACTTGAAGACACATCAGAATCATTTGGTCTTCCTGCAACTGCTGACTTGATGCTTGCACTGATTGCGAATGATGAGTTGACTGCACTCAATCAGGTGATGGTTAAGCAGTTGAAGAATCGTTACGCTGATCCAAACAATAACAAAAGGTTTGTGATGGGTGTGGACAGAAGTAAAATGAGACTATATAATGTAGAGAATGCAGACATAGGTCTGGTAAATGATGTCCCGCAACAACAAGACAGAGTTACAGCATTTGACAACACCCCAACAGGAAAAAGAATATCAACCGAAGGTTTTAAAATGTGATGAATAAAGATGGCGATGTGCCAACGTGGGAGAAAAATCCTCCGAAATGGGCATTTAAAAATAAAGAAGGAAATGTGCATTCGAACACAGTTTGGATGCGTAAGGAAAAGGGAGCAGCAATACGAGTTCCCGAAAGTGAAGTGACTCGCTATGAGTCGAACGGGTATCATAAAGGAAGGAAGTGAAATGAGTGGAAGAGAAGAAGAGATTGTTACATTGGTAACTATGTGTGGAGAAATTGTTGGTCGTGCGCTTTATGAAACCGATATGACAATTACGTTGAAGTCTCCGTTATTGTTTGTCCCAGGTGGTGAAGATAATGCTGGTGGTGGGTTTGCCCCAGGAATCAGCATGACAGGCGCACAAGGTATGCATCGAGGCGAGTTCAATAAGTCTTGTATTCTAACGATTATCCCTGCACACGATCAAGTGGCAGAAGGTTGGTTAAAAGCAACAAGCAGCATTATAATCTAGGGGAAATTAATGGAAAATAACAAAAAACCCGAAATGCTCTTAGAGATAGTCGGGGAATCTAACCAAGGTTCAACGGATGTGTGGAAGCATAACTGTCGTTACAATGGTATCCTGATGGTTGGCAAGGAAGAACCCTGTGCTTGGTGCGGAACTTATGAAGATGGCACGACAGATTAGTATAAATAAACACATAAACTAATACTAGGAAACAGAATCATGCATAAGTTCAACGAGTTTACTGAAGTTCTATCTGAAGGTCGTTCTCGCGGTGAGTCAATGGAAGAAGTTATCATTGCTGCCGTAAATGGTAAACCTGAAGGTAACGCCAAGCACGACATTGACAAAGAAGCAGGTATCAAGGTTGATAATTTCTTGAAGAAGAATGGTATGCGTGGTAAGGGTAAAGTTCTTGGTGCAGACAACTATCCTGTCTCTGCTGAGTGGGCATCTTTCTGGCCTGGAAAAGTGCCTGGGTCTACTAAGACACCGAAAACCGACTTTATGATTGGTAAGGCACGAATCAGTTTGAAGTCTGGTAGTCATGCACAGTTGATGAGTGGAGGTCGCAACGAATCGACCGCCACATTTAACGCAGCACTGGAAGCAACTAAGAGTAGCATCGCACCCACAGTTGTCAAGAAGATTGAAAAGATGCTCGAAGGTCTTGCACCAGCATCAGTCGCCAAGGGTAACCTGAAGAAAG